ATATTATTCGATGGTATTCAGGGGAAATTAAAGACCCTCAGTGATTATATAAGCGCGTTTTTGACTTCAATCGAACGGGCCGTTTCAAACATGATATCGAATCAGTTGGTAAGTAATCTCATGAGCAGTTTCGGGAGTTACTTTGCTTCAGCGAATGGTAATATATTTCAGACGGCTGGATTATCTCCGTACTCAAACACTGTTGTTTCGAAACCGACGTTTTTTCCCTTTGCTCGGGGCATCGGTCTTATGGGTGAGGCCGGACCAGAGGCAGTCATGCCATTGAAAAGAACAAAGGATGGTAAACTCGGTGTCGTATCCGAAACTGTATCTGGATCTCAAGGGCCTGAGATGAAAGTCATCATCAACAATAATTCGGATTCAAAGGTAACAGCCAAGCAGTCAGACGACGGAATGACCCTTGAGGTGATGGTCGAGCAGATAGAAAACTCACTCACGAAACGAATGAGTCGAGGGAGTGGTCTTGCTGGATACATGGATAGCCGATACGGGAGAAGAGGATAATGAATTTCTGGCCATTGACATTGCCTCAATATCCATATTTTGATTTTAACGCTAGCGTCATGGAAGGGCTTCTCAGTCCCGATGAGAGCAATAATCCGATTAGAACGAGAACTTATCCTGAACATGAGGCAACTTATAAATTTCGACAATTATCGTTATCACAATTAAACATATTTAAAGAATTTTATAATACGACCCTTAATCAATGCGCTCCATTTTCGGCGCCGTGGTTATCGTTATGTGGATACAATTTTCATTTCTTACGTTTCACAGAGTCGCCAGCATTTGCATTAAATGGGAGATTATGGGATATTGAGATAAAAGTGGAAATAATAGCGCATGTTCCGATAAACGATGGTTTCGTTGATTACTGGCTACCTGAGATTTGATATGGTTGAATGGCTCGCAATACTTCCGGCTCCGTATATTTCCATATCTGGAACTCAGGGGAATAATACCTTGCGCCGAAAATTACAATCAGGTCGTCAAGAAGTTCGTCGTTATGGTTCTGGAGCACCCGATGAATTTTCTGTAACATTCAGGATCTTGAACGAGAATTTACTGGATTTTAAAAATTTTTATGAACGAACTTTGAATATGGGACTTAATTGGTTTTCGGCGGATTGGATAGAGTCAAACCTAGGATATTCTGATCATCTGGCGCGGATCGTCGGATACCCAAAACGAATGGGGCATGGAAGGCTTTACAGTGAATTTTCCGTGACTTTACACATTAAAAAAACCGCAGGATGTTGGGCTGATACAAGTTGGCCTGAACTTGCAATTTAAACGGGTTAATTATGGCGTATACAAGTGGAACAGCTGATAATTATAAGGATCTCCTTGCCATTTTAGCGACATTCGTTTCATCGAATGGTTGGACTATTATGGAGCAGACGGAAGTAAAACTCTGTTTGAAAGGTGTCGGACTCGGCGGATTGGACGAAATTTATTGCAATATTGAGGCTTTTGAAAACACGTCTTCCGGTTATTATAATTGGAAATTATCCGGGGCGTGGGCGTGGAGGTCAGGGAGAGCCGCTAATGCCCAACCTCGGGCGTCAATAACAAATACTCATGAAATGTATATCTACTTATGGAATTCTTCTATTCCATATTGGATAATATGTAACGGAAGAAGAATAATTCTTATAGCAAAAATTTCAACAACATTTCAGACGGCTTATCTCGGTCTTGGAACTCCCCCCGCAACAGAGGCGCAATATCCGTATCCGTTGGTCATTGGTGGATCAGGTTATATTGCGGCGCAAGCATACTCAGTTGCTTCGTCAGCAAATGCTTCATTTTGGGGAAAAAATCAAACAGTATATGGATCGGGACAATTATGCATGCCGGGAGGTTCTTGGGGATCTATTGGGACTGGAACCGAATCGCAATATGCCCAAGCCGTTAAGTCCGCGTCTGCAAATCTTGCGAATTCAGCTAATATAGTAACAACTCCAGGGGGGTTGTATATACTTGAACCTATTTATTTAGTTCATTCTTCTGGAAAAAATGTTTTCTGTGAATTGGATGGGATGTTTCGTATAAGCGGGTATAATAATTCTTCTGAGAATATCGTAACCGTTTCTGGTATAAATTATATAGTTGTTCAGGATGTCTACAGGGTGACATACGGCGACTATTGTTGCGCGAGGTTAAATTGAAATGCCGTATCAGGAATACACTCTCACCACAATCGATGCTCTTCTATCGGATCTAAACACATTTTCTGCGGCAAACGGGTGGACCGTTGATTTATTCGGAACATACTTGAGCCACAACAGATTGCATATTCATCGTGGTGATGTTCATTGCGAATTCTGGTATAACGGGGCTGATCGCTTCAATATGAGAGCATGTCGGGGTTATAGTTCCGGTAACATCCCAACGGCGCAACCCGGTGATTCAGGATTAACTTCTCAGTTGATAATAGCGGCAACGTCCCCCTATTATGCGTTTATTGACGCTGGTGACGCTCTTTATATCGGCGGCGCTAATACAGCATGGTCATGGGCTGGAGTTGGAGAGATACCTGCTTCATTCGATTCTGTTGCGGATGCTGCATTCGTATCAATTGGTACATTTTTAACGCCAACTTCGTACACGAAAACTGCATTTTTTTATAACGCAGCATGGACCCCAATAGTAGCGGCAGGAGGGGCATGTGGCAATATTAGCGCTTCTACTGAAATCACAGGGGCTCAACCATCTGAGTATAATGCTGGCATTCTTCCGTTGAAAGTCACACTCTTCATTCGAAAAAGTGACGATTCTACAAAAATGCAACCAATTGGATATGCCCCAGGGATTATGAAATTTAGTGCTGGGTCAGTCTATGTGCGGGGAGAGGAAATTACAATTGGCGCTGAAACATGGGTCGCAATGCCCAACGGGGCGGCCGAATGTGGAACATCTGATCTTTTATTCTTGGTATAGATTATGACGATTGTAACTCAAGATACCGGGGCTTCCAGCATTTTAAATGCTCGTTTTAATAATATTTTCCCAACGTCGAAAGATTTGACGCTTATACTATTCTGTAACGATATTGTTCCAATAGATACGCATGAACTTAGCGATTATATTGAGCCTACGGGGGGTGGTTATGCCTCTAAGACCCTTACTTGCGGGTCATGGACTGTATCGATTGTTTCAGGAATAGCCCAAGCTGAATATGCTCAACAAGTATTTACGTTTACCGGACCCCTTAATGGTGATGCGACAATATACGGGTATGTGGTTAAGGATGACGACGATAATCTCGTATTTTCTGAATTATTAGATGAACCATGCACACCCGTTGCCAATGGGAATCATGTTGATATAACTATTGTTTATAGGGGAAGCAAAGGAGTACCTTCCTGATGGCTGATTCCGTAACATATACCAGTGATGGCGGAGGGATAATCCTCGGCGGCGTATCCGATAAACTATTTTCCAGTAGATCAGGCACGCTTTCGACGAACACATTTGTTGATCTATCCGATAAATCGATAAATATTGATGAATGGGATGAAGATTTTTACTTGATACCATCCATCCCTGTCGTATCCGACGCTTATGGACCCCTATTAGGAGAATTAACATTCACCGGTCCACCGACGGATTTACCGACATGGGCATTGGATGGGCTTACACCATACGACCACATGTGGTTATGGCGTGAATGCAACATAATGTTGGTGAGATTATGAGTTCTGGAATAATAAGCGCATCAACACCTGTTTATTTAAACGGTTTGAGCACCAGAACAACCAACGCTTCCGCTCAAGATTTCATCCCATATTTTTCAGATGATGTTGATGAAGTGGGATTTGTTTATAGCCGCAGTGAATTTGTGAGCGTATGGCTATGGAATGGGACCGATTCCCCCGTGACGATTAGTGATCTGATTGAGACGGAAATAACCGGAATAATAATTACCGGGGTTGAAATAAATGATGTAATCCAACCCCGTTCGTCAATACGAGTTAATTTTGAAATTACCAAATATGGACCTACTCCTTTTTCAGCGACAATTAACTTTGTTTCAACATGCGTTTTTTTGCCGACTATTGCAATATCCGGGACACGTCGTGTATTCGCAATCAATCAGCCTCGCCCGATAGATATGAATACGGCAATGGAAGAGGCGTATGCTTATGCTGATCCGCAGGATACATTTTATGATACACTTGAGTTCAGTAGTGAAATTGAGAATGACAAAATAATGGTCGTAAATTCCGATGAACCTTTGCAGACTCCGCAAGGTCTTTTTCTTGCATGCCATTTTGATTGCACATTGCCCGAGACTCAAGGAAATGTGCGTGGACAAATGCAGATAAATGTTAATTTTTTACCACGGGACGCTCAGATATGGATACGGAAGGCAACTCAGGACCGAGCCACTATAACCGTCATCTGGCGACAATATCTCGGGCCAGACCAAGAGCCAGATGCCTGGTATCCGATTCCGTTACAAATTTCAGCAGTTGAGCAGACACCGACCGGGGTAACAGCTACTGCCATGTTTCCGGATCTTGTCAATCTCCCGTTCCCCCGAAGAATAATGACAACTGCGGAACTTCCTGGGGGTATCATCTAATGCATTGGGCTGCTCGGTATATTAATGAAAAATGGTCAAAGGATCAGGATTGTTTTTATTGGTATCGCAGAATAAAACTCGAGCAATTCGGAAGAGAGGTACCTGTATGTGATGTTGACCATTCCAGATTGGTTATAAGTGCCGCTCGAGCAATGAATAGCGATATTGGAGAAAGATTCGGGTACCACCAAACGGACGAACCAAGGGAAGGAGACGCTGTTTTTTTATCTCAACGCTCACAACCACATCATATTGGAATGGTAATATTTCCTGGGGGAAAATTTCATATTTTGCATGTTCTTGAGGGTTCTGGAGTTATAATATCGGATCTCATGGATCTAAAAGTAAATGGCTGGAAGATTAGGGGATATTGGACGGATGAAAGTTAAGAAAAGCTGGAATCCAATAGTAATGGATTATGAGAACACAGTCGTTGAAATTAATGAGCCGACATCCCCGAATGATCTCGTTCAACGTGGTATTGTAGTATTTGATCGTCCTACAATGTTGATGGTAAATGGTGAATTTTGGAGTAGGAGAGATTGGGATTGCCAATTGCCACAAGCATGTACATGCCGCTTCGTTGAATTGCCTAGAGGGGGCGGAGGAGGAAGTAATCCTCTGCAAATAATTGCAACAATTGCCATACTTATCATCGCCATTTACGCCCCCGGAGCATTAGGACTAGTTGGCCTTTGGGGATCATTGGCGTCCGCCGCTATTATGGTCGGCGGATCGTTGCTGCTCAACATGCTTTTCCCGACAAATCTCAATAACACCTCCGGGGATACGAGCCTGGATGTTGGGGGTCTATCGTCCGGCTATTCATACGGGGCTCCTAATTCAATCTACTCAATATCGCAAGGATCGAATAATTTGCGGATTGGTTCACCCTTTACTGAACATTTCGGGAGAATGCTTTTATATCCAGATCTAGCCCAAGTTAGTTATGTAAGGATAGAGAATAACGATCAATATCTATATTTTCTTGGGATTATCGGGATTGGTGAATATTCGATAGAAGGGGTCTTCATCGACGACACACCTTTGCTAGATTTTGATGGAACATCGTATAATATCGTTCCTCCTGGCAATTATTTGACGTTGATACCCGATATAGTATGGACCTGCCCAGCAGTTAGTGGGCAAGAAGTCACACCCGACTACTTTACATGCTCCGTTTCAGCCGCTGGAACATCAACTTTTTACATAGAATATGATATAATGTTTGCTTCGGGATTGTGTGCTTATAACAGTCTCGGAGAAATAATGGAAGTTTCAGTCAGTATCACGGCACACGTTCGTTTGATCAATAATAATGGGGTCGCTTTGACATCTTGGGTAACGCTGCATCAAATAACATACACCGATGCGTCAAAAGACCCGGTTAGATATTCAAATAAACTCCCGGCCCCATATGGTCCGGGAAGATATGAATTTCGCGTTTCACGAGCAAATGTGGCCGGGGACACGTCACAATTTGAAGATTATTGGAGTGGCGGAGAGTTGGAACCGTTGACACGGATGGGATATATCGCCGCATCGATCCGTCTGAAATGCCGGATGAGCTCCATATTCCTGCCACTGATGGTCAAGAGGTAAGCGTGACGCAAGTTGTTGATACTTGCTCACTCGTTGGGCTCAGAGCCTACGGTGGAAAGCATCCGGCTTATCAGGGAATAACGATGATAGAGGCAAAGATAAAAGCCACGAATCAGTTGTCTGGTGAAGTTGCCAGGCGCATAAATGTTATTGCCACACGAAAACTTTATCAAGTGACTGATACTGGATTTTCTCAGTATCTTGAGCCGTCGCGTTCGATTGTCGACGCATGTGCCTATATTGTAACCAGCAGCAACGGCGGAATGCAACCTGACAGTAATTTGGTGTGGGATGTACTGGCTTCGATAAAAGCTCAGATTGATGATCTCGGTTATTGGTTTGACTGGAGATTCACAAGTCGTCTATCGGTCATGGACGCTTGCTCGCAGATTGCAAAATGCGGGAGGGCCGTTCCATATATGCCGAGTGGATTTTTCTGTCTCGTAAAGGATGATTTTCAAGAACTACCAAGAATGACATATACCGATGATGATTTCGATGCCGATTCATTGATTATGACCAATAGTTTTAGAACAGCCGATTCATCTACTTGCATGCGAATAAGTTATACAAACCCTGATACTTGGCAGGAAGAAAAAGTCGTTTGTTATGATCCCGGTGGTAGTGAATTGACTCCCATGGATATAAGCCTTAACGGTTGCAGCAGCCGGGAACAGGCGTATGCAATTGGAATGTATTTATATAGAGACGATTGGTTAAACCGCACAACGGTTGAATTCACTACGGGGTTGAAAGGTCATCTTCCGTCGCTATTCGATAAAGTGGCGGTATCCGGAAATTCTATAGATTGGAGTTCATCCGGAAAAATAGCAGCAGTTGAAGAAGGGCTCATATGGTTATCGGAACCCGTTGATTTTAAAGATGAGGAAACCGGAAAGTTATTTATATCAGGTTCAGATGGAAGAATGAGCGGCCCATTTACTGTTACTCCAACTAGTTACGCTCATTGTGTCGGTGGAATTATTCCAGACTTAAAAACTTTGAAAGATGATAACATTAAGGCCTCTTCCTATTTATTCGGACCTAGCACAATCGATCCTTTATTTATCCGCGTCATGGGAATTATGCCGCAGGGACGTAATAAAGTTCGGATATTGGGGACGATTGTAAATGACGCAGTTTATGACTATGCCGGGTCTTCGTCTGATCCAAGCGATACGATAGAATCGATAGACCCGTTAGAATATCTAAGTATTTCATATAGAGGTACTGGAGATGGTAAATGGATCTTTGTTTCGACTTGGATGGGGTCGGCGACATCATTCAAGCTGGAAATAGACATAGGAAATGGTTTCGTGACGGTAATGGATTATTATTACCATTATTATTATACTCTTATATCGCATTTTTCGGAATTATCAGTAAGAGTGACGCCGTATGTTAATGGGATTATTGACCCTGATTACGCTCTAACAGAAAGTTATACAGTTCTTGACGCTCCAACCGGATTGACATTAGATAGCCAAGATAACACTGGAATAGTTTTGTCATGGGATGAAATAACATCGGCAGAATCGTATTACGTGTCTCTTTATTCAAATGATTTAAAACGGGGATCTCGAAGTATATCCACGCACAGCACCACGATAACAACTGCTGAGATGCTAGGTATGGGTGGACCGTGGCCCAGCGTGACGATCCATGTTGCTGCTATAGTTGCAGGGGAGATGACTGGGGACGCAACCATTCTGGTAGAATTTCCATCTCTGGCCGCTCCAACCGGACTCACATTGCAAGGATTGCTTACAGCCGCAGTTCTACTCAGTTGGGGTACCGTGAACGATGCGACAGGATATAAGGTTTACATGGGATCGGTTACGAATTTTGACCCAGAAACAGAGGGAACGCTAGTTTATGCTGGCATTTCTCCATCTGCTTTGATATCATGTTCTCTGTCAACACCGTATGATCATTTTTTTAAGGTCGCTGCCACCAATGATTATTACTCGAATGTTGCTTCCTTGGTGTTCAGCACGCAACTCGAAGTCTCTGGATAAGGGGGTTATTATGATTCGATTTATCGGTTTGTTACTTGTGGCTATGATGTTTTCTGGATGTGCTTCAACCATGACCACATCTATCACGAGTCCAGATGGGACAGTTACAAAAACAACTCAGCCTGGAAGCATGTTCGGTCCATCCAGTTATGATGTTGGATATTTCGGGATGTACAAATCGTTCTCTGATTCAAAGGTTGGACGTGCTGATGCTATCCAGAAGATTGAATGCCCGGATAATGAGACAGCGGCAGCATACTGCAACATGAGCAAAATGATGGGTATCGCCATGATGAGCATGGAGCGTTTTGATGTGAAGGCACCTACCACCGGATTTGACGTGCTCAACAAGCTCACTGATTCTGTTGTCCCCGTGGCTGGGTTTTATAGCCTTTATAAGCTCGGCGTTGCTGGTGTGCAAGGAGCCGGATCTTCATTCGGTGACAATGCTACTCTCACCAATAGCATGAACCATACCAATCCGACAAACACGAATATCGGTAGCGGCACGGCAACATCGAATACGAGTGGAACAATGCCTGCTGCAGATCCGCTCATTGTCGAGCCGAGTTATCCGCCTACTGAATCTGGAGCGGCAGCAGCAACGATCGCAACGGAGTAAGCCATGATAATCACCGACATCATTAAGGCCATGCAAGCCGGGCAGGAGATAACAAATCCGGAGACATGGAAAAATGCGCAGACCACAACTAATTCCGTAGCCGCTATTCTCAGTATCGGAATCACGTTGCTCCGCCTGAAGGGAGTTGACCTGCATCTAACAGATGACTCCCTGATAACCATGGCTGGTGGCGTTGCGGCAATCCTCGGCGTGGTAAACGGCATCATAACGACTATTAGTTCAAAAAAAGTGGGAATTAAACCACCTGTGAGTTGAAATGGAAAAATTTATTATACAATTTCCGTATGTTATCACATGGCTTCTTACAATATTAGGTGCCGCCGTCGTTTGG